TGAGATAAATGTCAGCAGCACACCCATCTCCTTGCGTATCAAATATTTGTTTATACGACTTTCCACAGGTGTTGCATTTGACCATCAATCCCAAAGTCCTCTATAATATTTACCAAACAAGCGAAGGCCATTATCAATGCGCTTATTGTATTCACGGTACTTTTTCATATCAAGTTTACCGCGTTCTCTGGCTTGTTCTTCCGTTTCATAATACTTATCACCAATCTTCATACGAAGAACAGTTTCATTCTTCTTATATGGTACATAATAATACTTATGACCTTCATCCTCATAAGCGATTTGCTCAAAAGCCCAAATCATTTCATTGAGAACATATGTCCATCGCTCATGAATAGCTTCATCATTATTAGAAATACCAGGAGCATCTTTACTATCAACTAGAGGTGATCCACATTTAGTATCACGAAGTTGCTTTAGCATAGGAAAAATAATCAAAGCAAGAGTGTGATCCGCGCTCCAAGTATCATAACCGTGAAGCTTGACCTTTTCTTTACGCTTTCTACGAAAAACAATTTTATTAATTGTTACGTTTAAAACTTTTTGAAAGAAATCACAGACGCGATCAAAGATCCGATCAATTCGATCCTTTTCTTCATCTTCAATTTCCCACTCCCACTTCTTATATCTTGTTTCATACCACCATCGTTCAAGACGAGTAACTGTCCATCTTGTGGGGAATGGTCCAAAATAAACTTTCATTACTGAACACCCTTAGCGAGTTCATTTACGGAAACACCATGGCACTGCCAAAATACTCTATAAGTAGGATGTTCCTTAATATATTGTGCGGCAACATCTGGCGCATTTTTATTGCAAGCCAGTTCGTTATTAGCATCTGGAGTAATTGGATAGCGAAGGTCAGACTTGACTTCGGCATTAGGAGTAAGCATGACGATAATAATAAACCAAATGTTTTGCATAATGTAATTTCCTTAATGTTTCACTACGATTTGTATATCATAACAGGATAAACACTGTTGTCAATCTTTTTTACGAACGACTTTTCCACGTGGAACGTATTTGGGTTTTTCAACCTGTTCCTTTCGCACTACGCGACCTTGCACGCGCTGTTCTGGCAATTTCACGTTTACGATCTTGGGTGGCTGTGAACCACTCCGTGATTTCTTCTGCTGTTCTACCACAACCTTTACAAACTTGTCTATCGGTTTCATACTCGCATACCTTTATACAAATACTCATACTGGATGCCAAAAAAGATTTTGTTTACCAAAATATTTATCTTTTGTCATAGGGAAAGCCAGAGGGCTTTCTTTTTCTTCAAAGTTATGGACAGAGAAAATCTTTACATCTGGTCTACTGCAAACCCATAACTCATCTCTAAATCTGTCGGCCGCAGTTTTAAGCCAAACATTGTCAGAACTTTCTTTTAGATTATTCCACCAAACATTGTCTGTTGGATTTGGAAGAGTTCTTAAATGCTCAGATTTAGTCCACCAAAAATTACCACAAAAATGCTTTGCTGGCTTTGTCAAAAATCCTACGCCTGAAACATCATCATATTGTAATGCATTCAAACATAAATTCCAATTCTCAATAACGCCCCAATTCATATACTGACGCCAGTAATGATACTTCTTATATAAATCTACATTGCCTCGTTCAAGGGCATTCTTGACCGCTGTGATACCCTTAGAGTGAAGATATAATATATCCATATCTTTCGTCTTTGCATCTTCCCAAATCTTAGCAATAGCTTTTGTCTCACTGGCTGTTTTAGGAGTATTAACATTGTTTATCATTTCAATGTCATTAGCATATGGATTCTTATGCCCAATTAAATTTACAGGCTTATTTAACATTTTGCACAGCCCAACAAAGATATCGATTCTTTGATCTTCCTGTGTGATAAAAGAAATCTCATATCTATCAAATTGATTTTTTAATCCTGTGTCTTCAGTTAACTTCATCTGTTCCATAAAAATGGAAGACCAATTTGCATAATCATCTGACAGATAGATATGATAATATAAAACTGTCTCACGCATCAACATTCTCCACAGTTGGGAAATATCTCAAGAATCTATCACCATGATTGTTTCTAATATTTTTAATACGATTTTTGATTTCGTCAAAGAAATTCCATGCAAGAGGAATAAACATAATGCCTGTTGCATCATCAGTTTTAAGAGTATCGGATGAAACAATAGGAATACTTGAACCAGGAGTGTAACGTCCCTGTTTGAGAGGATTATCATCAATAATATAATCCAACTTGATGCCAGAATAATTCAGCAATGTCATACCTTTTGCTGCCGCACCATATCCAACAATCTTATAATTATGTCCTGATGCCATACGAACTGCTGATCTAAGTTTTTCGACAACAATCTCACATTTTATTGCATAATCAATATAAGTTTGATCGGTAAGAAGACCGGCTTTTCTTTCCATATCTATTAAGTTTTGAACATTAGCACCACGATAATGATACTTACTGATAACAAAGATATAACTGTTACCATGTAGTGGACATTTGATAACATCAATAAGATTTAAACCAACTCGCATACACAATTCATTCATTGAATTTATATTATAGAATGAAATGTGTTCATGATAAATCGTATCAAACTCATTATTCTTAATCATATCAGCTTGTGATGTTTGTATAAACAACAGACTATCATTTGTCATGACATTTCTTGCAGCGTTCAAGAATGTGGTCGGATCAAAGTTATGAGCGAAAACATTCTGTGCAACAATGATATCATATTGACGATTATAGTTTTGAACAAAATCTAAATCAAAATATCCACAAACAACGTTATGATTTTTTACGGAAGTTGTGTAAAGATTTTCTGCTGGATCAACACCAAATGTCTCAACATCCAGTTCTTTAAACTTATCAAGTTGAGATCCGTCATTGCATCCAATATCAAGAACTGTTCTCGCGCTTCTGTTTGCAATAGTATCAAAATATTCACTTGTGTATTTGGCAAACCATGCAAAATGATCATTCATTGTTTGTGATGTACCAGAAACGTAAAGATAATCTTTGTACATAAGATCAGGATTAACAGCGTGGGTTAACTGCACATGATAACAATTTGAACAGCGATTAATAGCAAGAGGAAATTCTTGTTGAACATCATTTTGGTTTAGCTTGTATGAGTTAGCTAAAGGTTGATTGCCTAAATCAAGAGTAAGAACCAATCTATCAGAACCACAAGCTAGACAATGGTCAAGCTCTTTAACGTCAACATTTTTAAACATAATTAACCTTTATACCAATACCAAATATCTTGTTTGGCTTTTAATATTTCCACATTTATTTCAGTAGCATATTCTTTGACAGCCCTGTTTACATCTGAAAGTGTTTCAAAATCATGACCACAAAACAAACCATTCTTTTTTAATTTTGGATAATAGTTTTTCAAATCAGCCTTAACTTGATCATATGTATGAAGACCATCAATGAAGATAAAATCAAGGGACTCATCATCAAAATCTTTTACAGCATCATCAGAAGTCAACCTATGGTGAATATATCTATTACCATACTTTTCAAGTTTATTTGTGAATAATTCATACGCACCATCTCTACCAACAATTCTACTGCCCCAATCATCATAATCAATGTAGGGATCAATACCATGTAGCGTGAGGCCATCTATAGTATCTAAGAGATATACGGTTGTCCAACCAAAATCAGTTCCAATCTCTAGACCAACTGGATTTTTAGTTTGCTTTAGTAGCTTTGGAATGTCTTTTCCAGGTAGCCAACCTGGAGGAGCATTGTTTTCAATTATATTCAGTTTCATACATTAATCCATTCTTCATTTGCAATAGACCAATCAACCACTTCCTTAATTCTTTCTCTGAGAGTATATCTTGGTTCCCAACCAAGACCCTTCATATATTCACCACTCAAGGCATAACGAAGATCGTGACCGGGGCGTGAAGTATGGAAGTCTACCATTTCATAGATCAGTTCTTTGTTCTGACACTCAGCAATATAGCGGGCAAGAAGAAGATTGTCAATCTCTTCCTTACCGACAACATTAAACTTTGGACACTTAAGTCCACCGTAATCAGGTTCATGAACTTTTGATAATTGATCAGGAGTAAGATGTAATAAGAAATAAATTGCATCTGCCACATCTGATCCATGAATATAGAAACGTGATCCAGGAATAGTTTTAGTTGCGTCAGAATGAATATAAACTTTTTCTCCATTGCGAATCTTACGAATGCACATAGGAATATATTTTTCAGGATGCTGACGCTGACCAAAAACGTTCATTGTATGTGTAATGAAGATAGGAAGCTTGTAAGTGTTCTCAAAAGCTACGGCCAGTTCTTCACCACCCGCCTTAGAAGCTGAATATGGATTAGAACAATTGTAGCGTTCCTTTTCAGTATAGTTTACACCCTTAGGAGCTGGTCCAAAAACTTCGTCTGTAGAAAAATAAATCAGTCTTTCAAGCCCATCTTGTAGTCTTGCAAAATTAAGAATATTACAAGTACCAACAACATTGTCCATAACAAATTCCATAGGATTTGAAATAGAACGATCAACGTGACTACTTGCAGCAAGGTGGATAATATAATCAACCTTACCGATCTGATTAGCAACAATTCCATTTACTTCGGCTTTAAGATCATGCCAGACAACCCTCACGCGCTTGCGTACTTCAGGAGGATATATGCTCACAACACTATCAAGTCGGTTTAAATTTCCCGAGTAATCAAGACGATCAAGAGAAATAATTTCCCAATCTGTCTTCTGTAGAAAGTGTTCAATCACATGGTGCCCAATAAAGCCAGCACCACCTGTTACCAAAATTCTCTTTGTCATAATCAACCTTTCGTATAAGCCGCCAATATTAGTTGGCGATCATCATATTGATAATCAATGTTAAACTTTTCTTTCATATATTTTGGAAAGAAATCTTTCATTAAATAATCCATTGCCTTGAAGCCGTCTTCTTTGGAATACCAGCTTTCATCACGCATATGCTTGATTGTTACCTCATGAACCACATGTGCTGTACATTGTAGCAGGTGACATAGCACTTTGTCAATACCCCATTCAGATACTTGATAGTCATAATCATTTAGGAAACGTAAAAACTTCCTAAACATATCATTTCTAAAGAATAGTACACCAGATTCCACAAAATTTGTTTCTGCAAATACCCAATCAGGCTTATGCCTTAAACATTCAAATGTGTTGAAGGAAGTTGTGGCTTGTTGAAAAACACGGAAGTCATGTTGACGAGCTAGTTCTAATGCACGATTAACAGACTGAATATCTGTGGCATAATCATCATCCCAACATCCAATATAATCATAATCTTCCCACTTAATCATTTCACAAATTTGAGGAATAAGTTTATACTTTAAACCTTTTCTCCTAATGAGCATATCATATGTGCCTGATTCAGGTTCAAAGTCATCTTTATATACCACAACACAAGTATCATATGTCCGTTCAGGCTTTGCAAAACGCCAATGATTTTCTTTATCATAGGCATTATCAAAGAAAAGATTTGTTCCTGTTGGAGTAATGATTAGGGCGCGTCTTCCATTATGAATCATCAATCACCTTTAAAAACTCTATAACTATCTTCATCAAAATGTTGCGTAGAAAATTCAAATAATTCTGTGTCTTCGATAGCAATCATTTGATGTCTCAATAATCTATATATGTGAAAGCTATCACCAGGGCCCAAAACAATTTCTTTATCTGGTGTGTCTGTATCTGAATATCTTAATAGGATTCTTCCTGACTGTACATAGAAAGTTTCATCCTTTAATTTGTGATAATGAAACGAACATCTCTTATCTTTAAAGAAGAATAAAAGTTTACCACAATATTCTGGCTTATTGACTATCCATTTTTCATATCCCCAACCTTTGGGTACAATTTTAATATCTGAAGAAGTCATCTGAACCAATTCCTTTATCGTCAATGTAGAAATCACCAGAAGGTTTTCCTAAAATTAATTTATGATATTTACATCCCCATGATGCTAACTGCTTTTCAGTTAATTCATAAAATCTTGCTTCGGCTACAGTTGCGGCATCATTATATCTGCCCATACCTCTAGCCGTAAAATAAACTATCTGATGACCTTTATCATATAGATGATTTATTTTTGCAATCCGATCATGCATCGGAACACTTGAATCATAATCTGTTCCTTCTGGTCTATCGCAAATAGTTCCATCAATATCAACTATATACTTCATTTATTCTTTCTATTACTCCTGTAGAAGAATAATTTCCAACTCTATTAAAAAATCGTACTTCTTTTGCAAACCTTCTTCCAACAACTTCACCATTTCTCCAGTCACCACCAACTACCATTATATCTGGAGAATATAATTCAATAAGGTTCTCAAGCTCCTCTTTTGTTCCAAACGGAATAACTATATCGATATATTTTATAGATTCTAGCATAGCTTTACGAAAATGTAAAGGGTTTATTGGTCTTGTTATGCCTTTATCTTTTCTAATCTTATCATCAGTATCAACACCAACAATAAGTCTATCACCCAAAGATTTTGCTACTTTAAACAACTCAATATGTCCTGGATGTAATATATCAAAGCAGCCATTTACCCAAACTGTAATCATCATATTATCCTTCAAATGATTTCAACCAATCTTCAACAGAACAAAAATCAAAAGGCATATGCGGTCGTGCTTTTGTATAAGTTTGATATTTACCTTTAATGATATCAGGCATAGGTATAAACTTGATTGGAACATTGTATTTTTCGGAACACATCTCAGCTACATCCATAAAGCTAATTGGATTGCAAGTTCCTACATCATAAATTCCAGAAATCATTCCTGTCATAGCATAATTCATTGCCTTTAAAATATCTTCAACGCAAATAAAATCTCTATATGTGTGCTGTGATCCTTTGAAGATTTTAATCACACCTTCAGTTTTTGCCTGTAAACCAAATCTATAAATTGGACTTGTACTTAAATCATCTTTTTGTTCATCTGCACCATATACATTAAAAAATCTAAGCCCCACTACATGAGAGAAGTCATCTATATGATCTTTTACCCAGATATCACTCATTAATTTAGTGGCCGCATAGTAATTTAATGGATTATGAAGATACAGTCCATCTTTAATCGTATTACCATAAACTGATCCTGATGATGCATAAACAATAGGAATTTTATGTTCTATTGCCTTTTTAAACAACTCTATGCTAAACCATGTATTATGCAGATATACACGATTAGTATCTTGTTCGGTTGTGCTTGATATTGCACCAAGATGATAAATTTTTTCTATGTCATTGAAATCTATTTGGCTGATAATGTCTAATACATTATAAGACTTCGTATCATATTCAACAACATCTTTGTTATTTTTCTTTAAGGAATTGATCAAATTGCGACCAATAAATCCTTCAGATCCAGTTACTAAACTTTTCATATTATACTGACACCTTTTTGTTTTACCACTTTTGATGCACACTCATTTGCATATTCGATTGCTTTTTCTATATCATCTGTTTCAAGATAATTTACCACTAGGGCTGCCATAAATGTATCACCGGCGCCAGATACATCTTTTACCTCAACTTTTTTTGTAGGATATCTTTTATTTTGATATTCACAACCAAGCCCACCCATAGTATGAATAATCTTTTTTTCCAAAATAGAAGTCAAGTGTGGCTTAGAATTTCGATATTCGTAGTCATTGATTTTGATAAACTTAGCATCATTTGCCCAAGAACCAAGTATCTTTTTAGTGTCAATAAAAACACTCGAATGTGATTGACAAATAAATGCAATATCATCTTCTTTTAGAAAACCTTTATTATAATCAGATATTATGATTGCGTCATACGATAAATCAATTTTCTTTACATCTGTTCTTTGTATAATTTGTTTTGAATCAACTCTAAAGAACATATGATTTGTTTCTTGATGAACATATCTAGTCTTTGTTATTTCATACCAATTATCATTAGTGTGAATGTCCACTTTTCCATATATCGACTCAATGTTTCTTCTGACATTTGAACACATGCCAGGATTTTCACGCTGTTCTATTATGTTTAAAACAGGAACTGGAGCTTCTGGACACAACCTAGAAGCTTCACAGTACACGAAAATATCTCTACAACTTTCACCTATAACAAGAATACGCTTCATTAAAATAGCTTTTTGTGTTCAACAATCATTACGGGATAATCACAAGTTCTAGCAAATCTATACATATTCAAAGCTTCATCCGCTGATGTTGCATCAAGCACAGGAAAATCTACCATCTTTCTAAATGCTTCCGTAAAGTTTTGTGAATGTGTTGGACCAGAATAGAACAGTCCACCATCATCAACGACAGTTTTAAAAATTACCGGACATTTAAATTCACCATGTGATATAAGTTGAATCTTATCTACATGATTTGCAATGGCATCCGCTGCAACGAGCATAAAGTCGTGTCGCTCAAAATAAACAACAGGTTTGAATCCTTCAAATGACATACCAATAGCGAGACCAACCATTAAATTTTCAGCAACAGGTGTTTCAATTTTTTGATTGTCAGGAATATTCTTGATTGTACCCATTGCATTACCTGGAATCAAACTATATCCGATAAAGATGTGTTTATCATCAAATTCATTCATTGCAGTAGTTATTGCATCTTTATAGGATAGATTGTGTTGCTCATTGCTTGAGACATAGTTAGGTATATTAATTTTTGGAAAATATTCCTCAGGAGTTTTCATAACAGATTTCATCATATTAATATCAGCAAAGTTGCCAGTACGAATATGTGGACGAGTTTTCTTATAATGATAACGAATCACACAAGATGGCCATGATAGATCCTTATCTGTTCCCCAACGCAAAGCTTTGGGTGCTTCAACTGCCATACCATCATCTTCAATAATAAAGGTGCAAGGTAAATCAAAGCCATCTACATAGCGAACAGCCTCAGCAAAATGACCAGTATCTTCAATACCATCACCAATAAAACAATAAACTCTCTTATCAGAACCTTTACGCTTTAATGCCCACGCAATACCCACAGCAATTGCTGGTGTGCCACCAATAATAGCAGAAACATAAAAGTTTCTTTTGCGATCAAACATAAACATACTACGCGCATCTAAAATCTTTTTTTCTACTTCTTCTGGAGGAAGACCGTGAAGCAGAGCGTGATACCAGTTTCTATGTGTTGATAGTACATAATCACCTTCATTAATATTGGAAAAAATATCAATTAATTGTTCTTCATTGCCACCAGGTAAATGTATTGCAAAAGGTAATTTACCTTCATCATGTAGTGCGGCAATTCTGTCAACAAATCCTGTAAGTTCTTCTTTTTTCCAAACTTTTCTCATTATTCTTTTCCTATTTCTATCATAATTCGACCAGCATTGCCTGATCTTAAAAGATCAAATGCTTCATTAATTTGATCCAATTTAAATCTGTGTGTAATTAATCTACTGATATCTAGTAATCCATTTTGATATAGCTTTACATATCGTAGAATGTCTTCATTCGGTTTTGTTTTGCCACCCTGGGTTGCTTTTATACTTTGACCTGAACCATTAAATAAACTGAGTGCATTAAGAATTTCTATAGTTTTTTCTGGAGCGGGTTGACCAACAAGTATCATTCTGCCCGTATTCGATAATTTTCCTATTGCTTTGCTTATTATATCAGGAATACCTGTTGTATCAATAATAATATCCATTTTATCTTTGAGATTATCGATTGAAGTATAGAATTGATTTGCTCCAAAGTCAAGACATAAAGACTTTTTATTTTCATTATTATCAATAGCAATGATTGGACATGCGCTTTTCATTTTCGCTGCTTGAATTAAATTAAGACCAACTCCACCTGTTCCAATAATAGCAATGCTTTCACCAAACTTTAAATCAATCTCATTATCTATGATACCCATTGCTGTTGTTAATGCACATCCAAGAATGGCACATAATTCCGGTGGTGTATCTTTTGGAACAGTTGTCAATCTATTTTCTGAAACAATAGAATACTCACTAAGAGTAGTAACTTTTCCACTACTCATGGATTTTCCATCCATAATATAAGTAGGAAATGCAGCTTCAATTCCAGTTCCTGGACGCCAATGCATAACAACCTTATCACCGACTTTTACAGTTGTTACACCTTCACCAATTTCTTGAACAATACCACAACCTTCATGTCCCATTAAATGAGGTAGAAACTTTTCGTTTCCTTTATGTCCTCTAATTTCGTGTAGCTGAGAACCACAAATACCACTCACCAACACTTTAACAAGAACTTGTCCAGTTTTAATCTGTGTGGTTGAAACGTCTTTAATTTCTAGTGGTTTGTTAATTTCTGTTAATACGGCAGCTTTCATATTTTATTAACCAATTCCATTAATTTGTTTGACAATACGTTTAAATCTGAAATATTATCAGTTTTATCACCGTAATCATATGCTACAAAGTGATTTGTATAATTAATAAATTGAACACAGTTTTCAAGTGTCCATTTATTTGTGGCCATCCATAACGGAGAAGTTGGAACACCTAAAATCACTTTACATCTTTTAGATAATTGTCCAATCTTAACTAAAGAAAGATTATGGTCTAATGTACACTCATAGTTATTAATTTTATGTGTTGTAATAAATGTTTTATTTTTGCTTTTCAAGAATTCCATAATCTGCAAGAATATCATATCTTGTTGTTGTGGTGATATTTGCATTTGTCCACTGTGACAATAACTGTTAATCAAAAGAAAATCATAATCTTTATTAAGTGTGTCGCGTGAAAAAACTTCTTGATCAAAAATTATATCAAATTTATCTTTGAATGGATTTATAAGATCATTTGTATCACAAACATATTTCCATATGTGAAACATGGTTTCACCCAAATCTAACATACCAGAAAATTTTGTAGAATAAGTTGTATAATCTTTTACATCTTCTCCCCAAAGTCTGCGAAGTGATGGACAACACCATAGATTAATTGCTCTATCTGGTCCAGAACGAGTTCTAAAATCTTGAGTATGAAATTGATTTTCTGCTAGTGGTGCTAATTTTACTCTTGAATTTGTATCTATCAAGTCTTGCAGTTGCCCATGATAACCTTCATGACATGCAAATACACAATCAATATCATTAACTTCCGATAAATGAAGAAGGAAATGTAAAGACGCTAGACAATCACCATAATGGAAATTATTATAAAAATGTTTTATCATCTATTGTTTTCTGTATTATAGTTGAACACAATGGAAGAATTTTCATTCTTTTTCTGATAAACATTTTTCTTAAACCAAGAACGAAAACGATCCATATCCATATATTTGTTATATGGTTCTTTCCAATTATGGAAAAGAGATTCCATATACATTTGCTCATATAGTTCAGGTGATTGATCTACTTTAACAATTGCTTCAAAAAATGCGTCATCATCCTGATAATCATGCCAATTTAAAAATGCTTTAGGATTGAAATCACATTCAATAGTTGTGCTACCCCAATAGATTGGTACAGTACCAAACATGTAAGCTTCATATAATTTTTCGGTTGTATATCCAGGATAACTGGAATTTTCAAAGCATAAATTAAACTTGTAATTATTTAAGAAATTCATTTTTGATGATATTGAATCATCGCCTCTTGGTAGAACATATCCGACATTATTGAATAGTGGGCCAGCACTATCAACTCTTTTATATTCATTTAACCTATGAAAAAAATTATTTCTCTTTTGGCAAGATCCGTTTTTTACAACAAAGGAACAAAACTTGTCTTTGAATTTTTTGTTTAAATCTCTACCGTCTCTATTAACAGTTTTGCTGTTTGTTACATTTCTATGTTGATTGTCGTAATCATAGACAACGTATAGAGGTAAACGATAGTGATTAGCATCATCTATATGATCAAATGAGATAGCATAGTTATATGAATAATTATGTGGTCTTTCATTCTCACCAGTATAGAAAATTTTTACACAATTTCTATTATTAAAATTTACGTTATTGTTTCCAAAATTTCTATCACCAAAAATTAAATAATCAGGATTTAAATCATCCCTAATAATATTAAAATCATCTGATAAATGATTGATAAAGAAATTTGCAATTGCATCAAAAGTGTCTGTAAAACCTAATTTAAGGAGTGGCTTGTCCATTAATCACCTGTTCACGAATCCAATTATATGTTTCTTTAATTCCAGTAGAAAGATTGTACTTTGGTTCCCAATCTAATTTTTCTTTGATAAGTTTATTATGTGAATTTCTTCCTCTAACTCCTAGTGGTCCAGGAATATGAACTATTTCCAGTTGCTTATTTTCAACTGCCATAGCTGTCTGCACTAATTGATTGATTGTGACCATTTCCTCAGAACCAATATTCACAGGGCCCATAAATTCAGATTGCATCAATAACCGAACAGCATCTATGCAATCATCAATGTATAAGAAAGATCGAGTTTGTTCTCCGTCTCCCCATACTTCTATATATTGCTTGCCTGTAATAACTTTACGACAAACGGCAGCAGGTGCTTTTTCTTTACCGCCTTGCCATGTACCCAGAGGACCATAGATATTGTGGAATCTTGCAATGCGAACAGGAATATTATAATTGCGATTGTACGCAAGATATAGACGTTCACTGAATAGCTTTTCCCATCCATATTCACTATCAGGATTTGCAGGATAAGCCGAAGATTCTTCACAATTAGGTTTGTTTGGATCTAATTGATTATGTTCTGGATACATACAAGCAGATGATGAGTAGAAAACTTTAGTATTAACAATCTTATTTCTACCGACCAATGCATCTAATAAATTCAAATTGATTGTTGCCGAATTATGCATTACATCAGCATCATGTTCACCAGTAAAAATATAACCAGCACCACCCATATCAGCAGCAAATTGATAAATCTCATCAAAGTCTATATCAAATTGCATATTATAAATTTCATGCGGATTACGATTGCAACCAGCATAACCAACAAGTTGCTGAACATTTGTAGGATCGCGTAAATCACGACACACAAAATGATCGGCTCTAGTTCGACTAAATTCAGGATGCTTTAGATCAACACCACGTACCCAATAACCTTCGTCTTTAAGACGATTGACCATGTGATTGCCGATAAATCCACCAGCACCTAAAACAAGAGCAGTTTTCTTCATTTTATTCCTCAACTCTTATACCAAAACCAATATGTATTATATACATTTATGTTGATACCAATTTTATTATTTCTTCTAAATTTATTAACTTCTTCTTTAACTTTAGAATTTGCAAAGTCAGCACCTGCAATAATACCTCTTGATTTTACTAAATGATAAGTTTTTTCAAGAGCTTCATTTAAATTGTGTTCTAAATTAAGACAGACTAAATCATATTCAGTATTAGGAACATCACCCGCAAGTTCATATCTATTTTTAAAATTTGAAAGATTATGTTGAATTATATCATTATACATTGTTGCATTTGGTCTTTGTTCTTGATTAAAATCTTGAACACAATATACCTTTGATATCTTATTATAGCCATCTAAAAGTTCATATGCAGTTTCACCCCTAAGAGATGCATAATCTAAACACACCAAATTTTCATTCTTACTTCTTTTTAAGTAAGGAAGAATAAATTTAGCTAAAGTAGATTCCACTGGCCAAAGATTTACTAACTTTTTCTGTTCTATGTTGAGTAATTCCGGATTCATATCAATCTCCATATTTCTTTAAAACTTTATCTTTTAAATCACCAGCACGATCAAACTGATGAATGATAAAGTATTTTTCACCAGAGTTGTTATAAACTGTATCATTATCTATAACAGAATCCGAATACAACATCGTCTTCTTATATTCATTTAGAATAGATGGATTCATCTTATACATATACCCAACATCACCAGATCCTGCTAAAATTGCTGGAAGAGTTGTACCAACATGACAGATAAAGTTATCTTCTGGTGTTGTAAACTTGGTAATATTTTTGTATGGCATAAGAGAAAGAAGCGTATTTAAAGCAGCTTGATCTGGACCACCACCACCTTGAACATGTGAACTCATACCACGGCACAGAAGGAATATATTAAGGAACAAATCTTGGACATAATTTCTTTTACCAACAATTACACCAGCACAATAGATTGGTGTGTCTTTAAGATTATCATAAATCTTTGGACCAAATGTAAGATTCATATTATTCTTGTTCCAAGGTTCATCTTTGTATCTGAAATTTTCAGCACCAACAATAATATCATCATCAATATTATCAAGATACAAAGAAGGATTATCTTGAAATACAACATCACGAACATCTGTTGCAATTACATACCGAATATCTTCTTCAATTTGTGATAGAAAGAACCACATATGAACAAATCGCTCAACAACAATATTAAAATCGTTTGACTTAGGATATGTAAAATTGCCTTGTGAGTCTTTCTGAAAACCAAAAACAGTAAAGTCTTTTGCAACAAGTTTATCTACAACATCTTTATCAAGATCATATCCAATTACAACTTTAATTCCATCAAAACCAGAACGCTCAATCGAGTTTACCCAAGTAGAGATATCATTATATTTGTAATCAGTCACACACCCTATAATTAAGTCTTTAGCCATGGAAATCCATCCTTATAATATTGTTCTTGAACTTTATTACCTTCAATGAAGAAATTAGGCTTGACTGAACCAGGATTACCATCAGTACGATAACAAAGTGTATGTTTACCGCTTGTGTCAAATCGTGCATGTTGCATTACTGCATACAAATAACGGCGATCTTCGCCCCAAGCACCAGAATGCCAAAGATGACAAGTATTTTTAATAAAATCTTTAGTGAATGCATATGATGATGTATCAATAAGATACTGAGGATTATTATGTGAGAAATAGATTGGCCATTTACCCAAGCTCTCACAGTTATCATCACAAACATAATTGCCATTACCGTCAAAAACTTTGCGAAGCGAATATGCAAAATCATTACCCTGTTCAAGGGTATTGACTAAAGTTTCTACGTGGTCGGAAAGGTACCAATTGTCTTCATCAAGAAAGAAAACATAATCTGCATTGACTAAATGAGGAACAGATGCATAGATGCGTTGACCATTAAAACCATTAGCGCCAGTATTATAAGGCAATTGTAAATAATCAATATCAGAATGAAATGGAACTTTTACATCTTTGCCATCTGAAACAATTAGATGACGAAGATTTTTATATGTTTGTTTCTTTACGGAATCAATCGCATCAGCCAGTTTGGGAGAACCAACAGAAGGTGTAATGACAATAGCAGATTTTTCAATTCTAAATTTCATGATCTATCCATAATATTGGTGCGGCTGGTCGGAGTCGAACCGACAGAACTCAGTTTTTGAGACTAATATGTATACCAATTCCATCACAACCGCAATTCATATAATTATATAGTAGTGATGAAAAAAGTCAAGAGGGAATTTCTTCCCTCTTGTTTATTGTTTAGACTTTAGATAGCCATTCTTCCTCTTCTTCGGTGTAAGGCCACATGATTAGCCCCACATACGATTGTTAGAGGCTTTGCGATCCCATTCCTTCTGCAACCATTCTAGATGATGAATATCTGTGGCTTGTGAAAGGTAACGGGACATGCGATCTTGATCCGACTGTGATCGGAATGCTTCTAGAATTTTCTTGAACATTACTTCTTATTTTCTGTTAAAAATGTTTTGGAAGAATCATTACCATTGATATCAATCTTCTTTGGCTTCTTATCTTCTGGAATGAAGCGTTCAAGCCAAATCTTCAACATACCATTGATAAGATCAGCATTCTTAACTTCTACAGTATCAGCGAGTGTGAACTTGCGAGTGAATGCACGATCTGCGATTCCCTTGAATAGATAGGAATCTTCTTCCTCATTTTTAACATCACCCTTAACGGTTAATACACCGTCTTGCATTTCTAACTCAAGGTCTTGACGACCAAAACCAGCAACTGCAAGTTCAATAACATATTTGTTTTCATCGACCTTCTTAATATTGTAAGGTGGATAAGTTGGAATCTTTGGGAGATTATCTGAGAGTTCGGCCAGACGCTTTAGAATTGGTTCAAAGCCGACTGTGGTATTAAACTGCTTCGGAAGATTGGAAGCAAAAGAAAACGGATCGAAAAGATTTGT